CCTCTCGCGTGGCAGCTCTCGGTGAGCAGCCGGCGGCTTGCGAGGCGCGGAAAGGCTAGGCCACATCGCGTAACTGACACGCTTGACCACGCGAGAGGAAACTTAGATGGTGCGGTTGATGGCGCCTATGAGGATGGTTCGGGCGTGCATGATGCCTGAGCGCGCTCCAGCCGTGGTTAGCTCGTCTAGGCGTTCGTCCATGGTGGCGACCAGCACTCGGAGGGCCTGCGCATCGTTCAGCTCAGCGACGGCGACAGGGTGACGGGGGCGGGTTGCGGGGTTGTAGGTCACGTCCTGCCTCCGTTTCATACGATGTGCTTGTCGTCTTCGATGTGCTTGGTGAGTTGCGCGCGTTCGTCAATGATCTGCGCGACAAATGGCTGTAGGGCCTGCTCATGTTTGCGGTAGTCGTGAGCGCATAGAAGCAGCTCTCCGCCTTGCCGTAGCTTGGGGGACCACTTTAGGATCACCACGACGTAGGCGCGTGAGCCACAACGATCGCACCTCGTCATTGCGTTCAGTACGGGTGGAAGTTCTGCTACCTGAACGCTCATGACCGCTCCCTGCTCCGAGGAATGCGAAAGGCCCCGATTGCTCGGAGCCTCTTGCCTTATGCGACTTTCTTGTGATCTATGAAGCCGGTCATTATCGGCTTGCCATGCTCCCTGCGCACCCTTGCTATATGCGTTAGGAGGTCTGCGGTTCGTTCGAAATTCTCCCGGCGCCCTTGCCGGATGTTCGCAAACTGTATGTGTCGCTCTCGCTCTTTTGCTCGTCCGCCGGGTTCCGTTGCCAAGATGTCTTTCGGCTCAACCCGGAGGCTGTTTATGCGCTGGCGCATGTTCGCCGTGTAACCGATCTTGATCCACTCGCCGATGCGAATGTAGTAGACCTGCGATTGTTCTTCGTAAGCTTTGGTGACTTCCGGGGCAACCAGTGGGATGTTCAGCTCGGCGCGTCGTAGCCGCTCGAAGTGGCCCTTCATCTCGCCTGTCACCCGCGCGTGCATGTTGAGGTAGACCTGAAATGCGTGGTCGTAGCAGAGTGCAACCGGTGTGCCGTTGAGCACGTACCCTTTGCATTTCCTGCCGCTCTCGTGGATTGCTATGCACGGCGTCTTCTGTGTATCGTTGGTCATATCGGCCTCTCAACTAGGTCGGTCAAGCCCCCAGTTGTTAGCGCAACGTGGGGGTTCTTTGTGTCCCCTGCATTAGGAAAGGCCGCCCGGTTTCCCTTGGCGGCCCCTTCCTCGATACCTTTTTCAATCTACCTATAGATTATCAGGTTTTGGGGTAAAAGTCACTGTGAATCACTGTGTTGGCACAGTAGTTACCATCTCGTTATAAACCGGCTGCCTGCTTCTTGACCTTCCTCCGCTCAGCCATGCGCTTTGCGACCGCCCAAACCTCATTCACGCGGTACTCTTTCGGGCTTGTATCGCCCACGGCTACGAGGTGCCCGAGCTTGACCCAGTTCTTGAAGCTGTCCGGCCTGACGTGCATCCCGTACTCCGCGAGTGCCCTCATGATTACGGGGGGCGTTGCGCTGTGCGTCCATGCTGCCCCGATGGCGTCCCGCTGGCGTTCACGCACATCCCAGGTTGTCCCGCAGACTCGACAACGGATCTCATCCTGGTTCTTGAGAGGGTTTAGGGGGTTGTCGCAAGTGACATCGTTGAAGACGGATCCACACGCACCAACGTTGATCCGCTCACCCTGCGGCTGGTTCGCCTGCCGGCACTTGTTCAGCAGCTTGCTTAGCTGACCCTCAACATCCCCGGCCCAATCCTGCGTGCGCAACGTCCCCATATGGGTGAGCAGGTAGCTAGCGAGCCCGGACGAGTCGCGCCGGGTCGTGTGAATCCCTGTGTATCTTGTGAGTCTTGTGCATATCTCCCGCAGGTACTTGTCCAACGCCATGTGCGCATCCAGCGCGGTGTCGTTGATCGGCAACGGGGCGTGCAGGCTACCCGAGGCGCTGACCCTTTCACCGTACGATGCTGTCAGACTAGCCCGCGGAATCGCCGACACCAGATCCTCAACAATGCCATCCAACTCGCAGAGTAGCTGCTCCAGGCGGGCACAGCACGCGTGGCAGAGGTGGATGCCGTCCGGGGTTTCCGCGCCGCACTTGCACTGGCTCATGGGGTCCACTCCCGCTGATAGTCCGGGTGGTCAGCGTAGACCGCAGCAAGGAAAAGCAGGTTGCGCTCTGCGTATTCCCGGTAGGCCCAGTACGCATCCTTGTCTTCGGTAAGGTGCTGAGCATGCTTGATGATCGCCCGTTTCGCGGCGCACTCAGCCAAGACCCGCGCATAGCCGATATTCATGTCCATGTACTCGGAGTCATAAGTAAGGTTGACATGCCCAGAAAGCTCTTGGGCTGCGCTTTCAAAGTCATCCACATCATCGTCGGCGTTTGCCCACACTTTGAGATGCAGTGCCGCGGCCGCCTCATCCTCGGCAATGCGGGCTTCCAGAAACTCAGTGATCGTCATTGGCTTATTCCCACTCATGCGTTGCCCCCTTCGAGTATGTGTTTGATGTTTCCGGGGCAGTGGATGCCGTTGCCGCGTTGCAACTCGATTTCGTACAAGGCCTTCGCGATCCGTTCGCGGGACTCTGACTCACGGGCCAGGAGCGCGTCGTAATCTGGCATTCGTTGGCTCACAGCCCGCACCTCCCGCATGCCCCGTCAACGTGGGCTCCCTCGGCGATGCACTTCCGTAGCCGCCGCGTATGGATTGCTGCGGCGAGTCCGTGGCCGTCAGACTGCAAGCGTGCCTGGGACTCGCGGGTTGATTCGCTCATGATGCGGCCTCCTCAACGATTGATACCTGTGCTACCTGAGCAGGCTCCCCGACCTTTTCCATGTCCCAGATGACCTCGTCAATCCGGTAACTGCGTTTACCTCCGAAGTACACACCCTCACCTGCCCGAACTGGGTGCGGGGTGTTGGCCGTGTGTCTGATCGCTCCAACGAAACGAACCTGCATCATGCCACCCCCTCCGTTGCGATGAGCGCGGCGGTTAGGGCGTCCTCGACGTCAACCCACCCGCCAACGGTTCTGTATTCGACGGGACTTGAGTCGAGGCTTGCGTGAGTCTCTATGGCGGTCAAGACAGCCTCCACCCGCTCAATCACGGCCCTCTGTTCCCGCACCATGGCGAGGAGGGCGCGACGATCCAACAGTGCCTCTTGGGATTCGGATAGGTGCGGCTGCTTACTCAGAGGTCCGACAGCCTTGTCCCGCGCCTCAATCTCGCCCAGCACATCAGCCTCCCCGTCCCCGCCGGCCATGCTGATCAGGCGCTCGTTGTAGTCGCTCATTTGAGTCCGTCCATCCGGTCGAGGCGTGAATACTGCGGGTCTGGGTCGTCGCCGATGATGTGTCGCTCAAACCAGGTGCGGAGGCGGCTCATTTTGCTGCCTCCATGTTTTCGGCGATCTTCTGCAAGTTGTGGGCGATGCGCTTGATCGCACGAACATCGCGGTAATCGTGGGCGTCTTCGTCCAGGCTGTCCACTAGGGTTATCAGCTCTTGAAGGATTGTCATGGTGCTCATCTCCATTTCGTGCCCACCGCGCAAGGGTGGGGCGTAGAACTAGTTTACTGCATTGTGGCAGTGAATCACAGTGACTCGAAGGAGAAAATGATGCCGGGTTCACCTTTTCCGCCGTGGCGATGGTCCGGACCCTCAACATGCTTCCAGTCGTCGTCCACCAGTAGTCCGGCGTCAACGAACCCATCAACACAAGCCTTCGTGGTCGTGTTCAGGTTGTTCGGGTCATACCTGCCGGCCCGATCCTTCCAAATGTGCGCCACGATCCGCACGGGATGATCGAACGCCCAGCCTGGCGGGACCGATTCGGCTGCCGCTGCTCGCCACGCCTTCACCCGAGTGGCTTTCGCCATGCGGTGGAGGCGCTGATTCGAGTTCAGCCAGTCGGTCGGCTTCGGGACGAATAACTGTAGGAGCCGATCTGCGGGCCGCAAATCTACCGCCCGGCACTCACTCCCACCCAGTGACTCGCAGTGACTCACAGGGCACGCCAAGCGTCGCTCTGACGCCGCTCAAGGTCCACCAGCAGCTCAGCCAACACGACATCCAACCGAACCGTGCTGTCAAAATAGTTTTCCTTGTCCATCAGGCCACCCCATGCCGGTAGTCGCCGGGCTCGTGAGCCATGGAGTTCACGGATGCGAAGTGTGGGCGCCAGGCAAGGCGGATTTTCCCGGTTTCGCCGTGGCGGTTCTTCTCGATGATCATCTCAATTTCGCCTTCCATTTCGTTGTCGTCCCGGTGGAGCAGGATGATGTTGTCCGCATGCGCTTCGATGCCGCCCGATTCGCGGAGGTCTGCCATGTTCGGGCGAGGGTCCGCCCGCTGAGTGGACCCGCGGTTGACCTGAGCCAATGCCAGGACGTGCGTGTCGAACTCCTTGGCGAGGTGCTTGCAGTCCTCGGCGATCCGGGACACCTGACGCTCGCGGGTGTCGCGCTGGTCAGCCGGCGAACACAACTGCAAGTAGTCGATGATGATCAGCGGCACCGGACCACGGCGTGCCCATGTGCGAACCGTCGCCCTGATCTGCGCCATCGTGATCCGGCTGGCTTCCTCGATGTAGACCGGCCACTCAGCAGCCTTAGCCGTGTGACGTGCCAGCTTCGACCAGTCAGCGTCCGTGAGCGTGTGCGAGTTGATCCGGTGTAGATCAATCCCCTCAGCAGCCGCAGCCATCCGCCCAACCACCTCATGCTCTTTCATCTCCAAGCTGAAGAACCCTGCCCCATACCCTGACGCAGCAACCGCGGCGCAACCAGCCACCAACGACTTACCAACTGCCGGACGTGCGCCAAGGATCGTGAGCTGCCCGGGGTGCCAGCCGCCGTTGAACTTCTGGTCCAGTTCATGCCAGCCGGTCGGGTAGGACTTCCCCCGCGGCGAAGACCACAGGTTGATCGCATCCTCCAGCGCGGCGGCATAGGTGCGGACCTTCACGCCTGACGCTGCGTTCGCGGACTCGTCCAGGATGACCCGGGCCTCATCCAGCACGGCCTCAGTCTGATCCCAGCCCGCCGTGACAGACATCTGCTGGAGCCTGTGACCGACGCCGCCGAGGCGCCGTAGACGAGCTAGGCCCGTGATGATGCTTGCGTAGTGCGGGGCAGCTGAACCAACCGGGGCAGCGTCCACACACTCATGCAAGTACGTGAGTTCCATCCCCGGAATCGGATCCGTGACGAGCTTCTGCACCAACGCAATCGGTGTCACCGGGCGACCAGCGCGGGCCTCGTTCACAATCATGAACCACAACTGCTCATGGATCGGGGTGAAGAAATCCTCAGCCTCAATCGTCACGTCATCCAGGATCCGCTGATCCATCATCACGGCGCCGATAACTGCGCGTTCCGCTTCCAAGTCCTGCCGTACGTCGCTCACGTTGCCATCTTCCGTTTAGCTTCTTCGAGTCGTTCCGCCTGATGAGCGGCCCGCTGTTCTTTCTTCCAAGCAATCTCGCCGGCAACATCCAAACCTTCCGGCGGCGTTCCTGGCGACCAAACGTCCCGGCCCAGGATCGCCTCAACGTTGATCCCGCCGTCCGGGGTGATCGGTGCTGACTTGTTCTTGTCCCAGTCCTCCAACGCTGCGAGCCGGAGCTGGTCGTACTTTTCGCGGAAGGTCGGCATCGACAGGATGTTCTTCCGCCAGAACGTGTTGGCCTGTGACCAGCGGATCAGGTTTGCAGCCTTGTCTGGTTCGCGTCCGTCAAGGTCGATCATTCTCCGGGCCGAGTCAGTCCAGGTCTTCCCAATCGTGGGCTTCAAGGATCCGTTAGCGGCGATGGTGTCAGCGAGGAGGTCGCAGAGCATTTTCACGTCTTCCCGGATTTCCACCGAAGAAGCTTTAGCTTCTTCTATAGGGGTCGGGTCGGGTCGGGTCGGGTCGGGGTTACGAACACTTTCCGAACTGTTCGTGACGGTTCGCCCGAACACATCCCCTTCTTCCGCTTGTTCTAGGGGTTTTTTCTGTTTACGTCGGGCTCGTAACTCCCGCATTCGTTCCCTACTCGCGGCACGCTCGGCGTCTACGTCTTGCTTACTCGGCTGGTACTCGTGCCAGTTGTAGAAGGCGTAGCCGTCACTTGTGCGCTGCCAAAGTCCAGAATCGACCAATGCTTCGGGTGCTGCCGGCGGGGCTCCCCACTCCACAATCATGTAATCCGGCACGTTCCCGTCAGTGAGCTGATCCGCAGCCCAAGAGCCCGCGACAGTCCACAATCCGACCGCAGCGAACCGTGAACGCTTACCGATCTTCAGCAGCTTCCGGGATGCGTGGAAGCCATCGTCCACCTTGAACCAGGCCATTAGATACTTTCCTTCGCAGTGATTTGCAGTGACTCGCCAGGCATGCTTGAGCCGCCCAAGAGCCGCAGAGCTACGTCGCGTACGACGTTGACGGTTACGGCATTCCCACATCGTCGCTTCCGTTGCGTGTCAGTGCCGTGCGTCCAGTTATCAGGGAATCCCTGGAGCCGTTCGGACTCAATTGGTGTCAGCACTCGCACTGACTCGCTGGTCGGCTTCCCCGTATTACGGTCCACATAGTAGCCGGTAAGCGCCCCACCGCCGCCGCCAAGGGCCATCTGCGTGCGGGCTAGGACTGGCTCGTAGACCCGGAAATATGAAGGAACTCCCTTTGTGAGTTCGCGGAGATTTTTTCCGCTGCTTCGCGGGAAAGGAAATACTTCGGGTCGGGCGACGCTTCCATGATGTCCAACAATGTAGGTCCGTTCACGGCTGTGAGGGACGCCATGATCTTTGCTGTTGAGTACCTGCCACTGCCCCATGTACCCGAGTTCATCAAGGGTTCGGATGATGGTTCGGAAAGTTCGCCCTCCGTCGTGGCCGATGAGCCCTTTGACGTTTTCGAGGATGAAGTATTTCGGCTGCTTGGCTTCGAGGATTCGGGCGATGTCAAAGAAAAGCGTGCCGCGAGATTCCTCAAAGCCGAGGCGCTTTCCTGAGACAGAGAACGCCTGGCAAGGAAATCCGCCGACGAGCAGGTCAAAGTCTGGAAGGCTGGGAGCGTCAATTGTGGTCGCATCGCCGTAGTTGTCATGGTTGGGGAACTGCCTTTCGTAGATTTCGATGGCGTGCGGTTCGATTTCGGAGTAGCCGACGCAGTCAGCAGTGAGTCCGAGTTCTTTGGCTGCTTGCTCGATGCCGAGTTCGAAGCCGCCGATTCCGGTGAACATGCTGAAGTAGCGGATGCCGGTCATGCCGCCTGCCGATCTTGTGGGTTGGTGCCGTAGATGGCTTCCATGAGGTCCTTGCGTCCGTTGCGGTACAGGAACTTCTGGAGACTCATGTCGGTTGTCCCGCCGGCTGCCCGGTGGATTGCAGTGAGGCCCTGGTTGAGCTTCAACTGCCACTCGATTTCGGCGATGCGTTCAAGCGCCGAGGATGGTCTGCTCATTTCTGCTTCCTCTGTTCTTTGTGTTGTGCGCGGCGCTCACGGTCAGCCTGCCTACGTTCGGCCTTGCGCTCCTCTGTTGCGGCACTCATGCGTCGAAGTGGGGGAGGTCAGCGAAGCGGTGGACGATGTCAGCGCGGATCATTTCTTGAACAGCTTGCAGTCGGATAACTTCAGATCTTTGGCGGACCATCCAGCCGCGACCCATTCCCGCCCACTTTCTCGACTGGTGCCACTCCGCCGCCAGTTCAGCATCCGTGAACCGCTTGTCTTGGCTAACGAGCGCGTACGGCGAATAGAAGCCGCCGACCCGGTAAGCGTCCGCGTCGGGGTGCTTCTCGAAGATTTCTAGTGGCTCGCGCATAATGCCTTCTTTCGGCTCCGGTACTCGCGCTGGTAGATGGCTCTTGCAGTCCTGCATGGTGCGCAGATGATGGTCTTGTTGATGATGTGCGTCTTGTACCCCGAGTGCGTCCCGCATGATGGCGTGGCGCCACGTGCGCGGAAGACTGGGGCGTTGCGGATCCTGGCAATGCGCTCGTCAACCTCGGCCTCAAGCCGGGCGAGTGATTCGAGCTTTGCCCTGATCGCGTCCTCGGCGGCACTGACGGCTTCGTCGGTAGCCGGCCCCTTGTACTGGTAGATCATTTCCAGCACCGCCGAAACTCGGCGTCCATGTGGTCGCATGGGCTGTGCGGGCACGCAGCCCATGAGGTGAGGGGGTGTTCGACGGTGTGCCATTTTGCGAGTGCGGCCATGTTGTCCGCGACTGATAAGTGAAAGTTCAAAGCGTCCTCCTGGGGGTCCGTGGCGCCCCCTTGTCGGGGGCGCCTACTGGGCTAATGCAGTGATTTGCAGTGACTTGGTGCTTATGCTAAAAGGGCCTAGAACGGGGGTGCGGCGTCAGGGCCATTCCCCCACGCGGCAGGCTGAGTCGGCGCCTGCCCCGGAGCCCAGATCTGCGTTACTGGCGGCTGAACCTGCTGCTGTGCGGGCGCCTGGTTGCCGTTCTTCTGCGTGCGGGTGACGACTGCCGAGGCGTAGGTGAGGCTCGGCCCAATCTCGTCAATCTCGAACTCGATCACGGTTTTCTTCTCGCCGTCCTTGTCGTAGGAGCGTGACTTGAGCCGGCCCTGAGCGACGACGCGCATGCCCTTAGTTAATGTTTGGGCGACGTTCTCGGCAGCTTCCCGCCAGATTGATGCCCGGAGGAACAGTGTCTCGCCGTCTTTCCACTCGCTGCTGGTGCGGTCGAAGCTGCGCGGTGTGGAGGCGATGGAGAAGTTGGCGACGGCGGATCCCGAGGGCGTGAACCGCAGCTCGGGATCGCCGGTCAGGTTGCCAATTACCGTGATGAGGGTGTCGTTAGCCATGTTTATGCTGCTTCTTTCGTGGAGTGGGTGTACTTCTTCAGGTTGTCGGGGTGGAATCCTTGCCAGTGGATTTCAGTTTCGGGATCCCCGGTTGAGACTATGACTACTGGTGCCGCGATGTAGCCGAGTTCTTTCACCGCGGCGAGGTCTTGCGGGTCCTTAGTGACGTCCTTCTCGGTGTAGACGACATCGTTCTTTTTGAACCAGCGCTTGATCGCCATGCAGGGTTGGCAGCCTGGGGATGTGTAGAGGGTGACAATGCGGGGCACTTACTGTCCTTCTGTTGGTGTTGCGAGGGCTTTGATGGCGGCGAGTGTGTCTGCTGGTTCGCCGGCTTGCTGTGCTGCGGTGTAGAGGGTGCGGAGGGCGTCGATGTTGTCGCCGGCTGCGTTGGCCTCCTGGAGGAAGTTGCGGGCTGGGAGTTCGGCCAGTGGAGTGACTGTGAAGTTGCGCTTCCTGCCGCGAGTCTCCGTGAGGGCCAAGGTTTTGGGCTTGCCCAAGTGAGACATCTCGGATATCTCAATGCCGCCGACAGCCTTTCCGCCGTAGACCACGCCAGGGTTTCCGAAGAGTGTTAAGCGGCGACCGACGTAAGCGGTCGAGTCCGCGCCCCATACTGAGACAAGTACCCGCCGCATACTCTTGTTGGGCTTGTACGGCTTGCCCGGATACTCCGCCAGCTCGACGTTCACGGGCTGCTCAGCGCTGCCCTTGCTGACTCCACTAATGGTCACGGTTCGCGGACCAGTCAGATAGTCATCAAAATTCTGTTGATCGCTCTTGGGGGCGATGCTTTCGGTCAAATCCACGGCTAGAACCTCATCTCTTCGTAGTGGTTGATGCGCTCGGTAGTTGGCAGGTCGGCGACGGAATCCTGGTAGTTGGCGACCATCAGCGCTGCGGCGTCCTCAAAGGCTTCGACGGCTTCCTTGATCGCGTCGTGCCAGCGCTTATCGGGAAGGACTCGCTTGACGTACAAGGGCATCCCGCCGCAGTAGGACACGTAGTCGATCCACTCGCGCCCGGAAACGAGGAGCCCGGCCTGGCACTGCGCCATGTTCCCCAGCGGCACTTCATCGTCCAGGATTGTGGCGAGCTGGATCTTCTGGTTGCGGGACTTGATTTCGATCAGCCCGTCATCGTCAACGAGTCCATCGGGGGAGTAGCCGATGCGGAAGCCCCAGTCGTCGCGGACCATGAAGCCGACCTCGACGGCCTCAGCGAAGTACTGGCTGTAGATTTCGCGGGCGTAGGGCTCATCCAGGGTGCCGCGTTCCATGGCTGCATTGGTCTGGATGGGTTCGACATGCCCGGTGATGCGTTCGGCGGCGAGGGTCGCTGTCAGGCTGCGCGACGTGTCATTGACTGCCGGCTTGATGGTCTTCGGGGTGATGAGCTGCCCAACCACGGACGCGGTAACAATGCCGCAGCGTGCAGCAAGCCACTCGTCACTGCCTTGCTCAAGCTCGTTGAATACTTGCAGGCCCATGATGCCTTCTTTCGTAGGTTCTGATTCTATCCTGTTTCACTGACTTTTGGCAGTGATTCACAGTGAGTCGCTGGGCAAGGTTATTCGATGTCGTTCAGGTCGAGGGGGGTGGTCATGGCGTCGTCCATGCGGCATGGGCAGTTCTCGGGGCATCGGCGCAACTGGTCAAGTTCGCGGAATGCGGCCTGCTCGGTCGGGTCGTTCGGGTCCGGGGTCACTTGGTGGTCCCGAGGTGCGGTGCCGCAGCTTCGAGTGCTTCGTCAAGGGTCCGCATGAAGTCTTCGGAGTAAACGAAATCCGAGTCGGTATACCTGGACGCAAACACGAGAAACGCGGCGTTCTTGGCCGCTACCGGGATCAAAGCACGCCGCCCATGATGACGCCCACGAGGTCTGGCGCGAACTTGTCCAAGTATCGCAACGCCAGCCGTTCTTCCTCGAGGTTCCGCGGTACATGGTTGAGGACGGCCTGCTTGCTGAAGGTTCTTACCTGCTGGACGTTGCTGTTCTGGGGGTGCTGGGCGTTCATTTTGTCTCCTCGGCGTATGCGTCGTGGTGGCTGCGGTCGTTGCAGGTCGGGTCCGGGTCGCTGTAGTAGGTCCAGATGTTGCCGGTCAGTTCGCGGCGGATGGTGCAAGTTGGGAGGTGGCTCATGGCTTGCCGCCTTTGTGGATTAGCGGCTTCAGATTCCATTTGCGGCGTACCCGCAGGCAGCCGGGGACTTTGCAGGTGATGTACCGGGCCCCGTAGAGGAATGGAGTCATGCTCATGGAATGGCCTTCGCGGGGTGGTCGGTAGCTCATTTGTTCCTCCTGGCTGGTTGTGTGATGAGGCGGGCCGACTGGATGCCCGTGAAGACGACTGCGCAGAGTAGGACGGCGGTCATGCCGGCACCTTGTCTTCTGCTCGGTTCCTCATGGGTTCTGCGTGGGCCAGAAGGTCGCCGATTGCTTCGTTGAGCGCAATGTTGAGGTCCTCGAGCATCTTGGGGACGTTGTTGACAGTCAGCGTCGGGTTCTGGTCGATGTCAGGGTGTGTGCCGGCATGTACCTGGCGGAGTTCCTCGAGGGCGGCAATGACCTCGTTGAAGTTGATGCGGTTGACCCTCGCCTTCAGTGCGGCATTCAGTGCAGCCTCGGTGCGGAGTGCCCTAGCGATCCAGTCGTGCGATGACTCGGCCTTGGGGGTTTCGTCAATGTGCTTCCCGCAGTACGTGCGCACCAGCCAGCGGGCGTGCATGTCAGATGCGGGGATCATGCTGTCACCTCGGCTGCGCGACGACCTACGGGGACGGGTTCGGGGTAACCGCTGATGATGTATACGACCTTGGCGCGGTTCTCCAGAATGCGGGTTTCCAGGCTAGCGAGGGCTGCGTGCTTGCTCATTTCGTTTCTCCTTCGATTGCTGCTCGGATGTCTGCTACCCAGTACTCTTGCGCCGCGCCGTTCTCGGTTTGGATGAATACTTTGTCGGGGCTGATTCGGGTGATTGTGATGGGAGCCGTTCCGGTGGTACTTCGGATCGTTACGCTCACGTTCATCACGCGGCTTCTGCGTTCATCGGGCTCTCCTGTTTGCGCGGGTCCCGACGTTGGGCCTGACTGGCTTCTGCTCGGGTGGTGCGGGTCGCTTGGTCATGGATTCGAGGATTTGTTCCACGTGTTCTTCGCGGAACCGGATGATGCCCTTGCTGGTGGTTCTCATGTGCGGCCATTCGTGGAGCCGGTTGTAAACGCTGGTCGGGCTGATCCCCAGGTACCCGGCCAACTCCTGCACCGTCATGAACCGCTCGTCAAAAACGGTCACTGATCTGCCGGTGAGTAGAGGACGGTGGCGGGGCCATGCTGGACGAGGTGGTGGTATGCCGTGGCTTTCCGCTCGCGAAGCTCCCAGTGGACAGTGCTGGCATCGCCGTAGCAGTTCATGACGACCGACCCGTCGGGCAGCGCGTCGAGTTCTTCAACGGTGGTGATCGCGCGGGGCTGTGCGTGGCCAGCAGCCTCAAGGAGGACATGGGCTTTATCCATAGCCTCGGCGCGGTCCTCCTCTGATGCGTCCCCCCAAGGAACGCCGAACGCGCCGTCCTCGATCAGAACATTCGCCACGCGCTCCACGGCGGATGCGTCCAGGTTGTTCACCCTGCGGAATCCGGCGGCGAGGATGGCATCAGCCTGCGCTTCCTCCATCTGCCGGTGCTCGGAGTTGGTAACCCATGCGGCGCGGTTCTCCCGGATCAGCGCCGCCAGTTCGTCGCGGGCGCTCATGCCGCCATCATCATTTCTTCGTGGTCGTAGGTCTTGATGGCTAGGGGTGTGATTTCGAGTAGGACGGCGACCCGTGAGAGGAGGCGATCCTGGAGGGGCTTGAATCCTGACTCGATGAGGGAGACGTACTGGCGGGAGATGCCGAGTGCGTCGGCGAGCCCCTGCTGCGTGTATCCGTAGCGTTCACGGAGGGTGAAGAGGGTTCTGCCCACGCGGACCATTTCCGGGTTCTTGGTAGCCTTACTGGCTTTCACTGTTGTCATGCCTCAACCATGCAGTAGCAAAAAGTAATTGTCAACAGCGACTTCCAGTAGCACGCATCAAAACCCAGTGATTCCACGGCAGGATCGGCCATCGTTCGAACACAAATTCGACTGCCAAAGACCTTTGCTACCGAGTTTTTTGCAGTAGTATCAATTAAAAATCTTTTGCTGCTACTGGGGGCGGCGTGTTTGAGTTTGGACATGAGCAGGGGTCTCGGCAGGCATCTAAGTCCGGAGCCAGCCCCACCAGTAGTAC